CTTCTTGATAGCAGATAAGCAGGTTTTGCAGTCTTGGCAGCGCATGAGTTCTTGATTTTTTGAAGTAACTTTTCTAGCTCTTTAAGCCCACTTAGGCATACTTTTTCTTTAATTTTTCAACACACTCGTCATCTTACATTTTATCTATTTCACACCGACACATCTTGTAGAATTTTTCGGAACGCAAAGTTTCATCTACATCGTGAAAGGTTTTGAATTTGGGAGAACGTGGGATGAGTGAATGCTTGTCCCAAACCTTTTCCCAAAATACATTTGAAAACTTGTCCATCATAAATTTGTACAACTTGATATCTCTCATAGCCACCCATTCTTTGGTTGCCCATGGTTTTTTAGGCATTCGCCGATACGCGTGTTTAACACCCCTCATACCCAAACAATAATTATTTCCGCGGTCATACCAATCTTTCAAACATCTTTCTAGATCTTCTTTCGTAGTAGATTGTCCTTCGAGTGTAGATAGAGCATCGTTAGCGCGAGATCTACACTCGTCAAATGCGAGTTTGTTCATTTTATGAAGTGATTATTACAATGACTACTGGTAACTTAAGCGCTATTCACATATGATGGGTATTTCACCATCGGTGCGTATGCTCCTTGAGCAAATAGAAGAGCCGTGGTTCCACCAACCACCACGAGAGTTAGTAACCAACCAGCAATGGTTTTACTGAGAAGTTTCCAATTGACTCCACCGACACCTTCAAAGAGGGCGACACCAACAGTTGCTCCAACTTGACAGTGTGTTGTGGAGAGTGGCCAACCGAGACGAGAGCCAAGAATGATGACGGCAGCTGCGCCAAGTTCAATACAGATGCCACGACTTGGTGTGAGCTTTGCCATTTTAGTACCGAGTGCGTACAGAATCTTGTAACCATAGGTGGCAAGACCGAGAACAATACCGGCAGCACCAAGTGAAAGAATCCAATAGGCATCGTTGCCCATTTCGGCATTCTTTTTAACTTCACCAGCCTTATAGATTGCGTAAATAGCTGCGAAAGGACCAATTGAATTGGCAACATCGTTTGCGCCGTGTGCGAATGAGTCGCAACAAGCTGTCAAGATTTGGAGATATCTCATAGAATATTCGGTCTTTGGATCAAACTTTTCGGCATTATCATGAATAGAACGCACTTGACCATCTTCAATATGTTCTCCTTGAGGCAATTCTCCTCCATTTTTGAAAATAATTGGATTAATGAAAAAATATGAAAAAATGCCGGTTCCACCTCCAATACCAAAACTTATAGCACAAGCTTTCCATAGTGGCATGTCATCAAGTTTCAAGAATTTGGCACCTTTATACACAATGAAAAAGGTATTGATGATGAAAGTACAAGCCACAATGATTGGGAAAGCGTATTGAACGCGCTTATAAGATTCTTGTGAGCGAAGAATAAATGTACGAAGAGTAAAAAATAGAGCTGCCGCAAAACCGCCAGAAATAATCGGTGAAAGAAGCCAAGAAATAATAATTGCCACAACACCCTTTACATACGGGAATTGTTGAGATTTTGCGATCCATGTAACACAACTTGAACCACGGGCGACCATGGTCATACCAATCATTCCACCAACACAAGAGTGAGTAGTAGAGACGGGCATTTCAAGATAAGATGCGAGAATGAGCCACATAGCAACGGATAAAATAACGCAGAGACATCCATACATAAGAAGTCCTGGGTCATCTACAAAACAATCCTGGTCACTTATACCCTTTCGGATTGTCTTGACAACGTGACTTCCCATGAAAAGAGCACCAGAGAATTCGCAGACAGCGGCGAGGGGAATTGCGTGCTTTATTTTGAGAGCACCAGATCCAACTGATGTTGCAAAAGCATTGGCAACATCATTTGCACCAATTCCGTATGCGGCACAAAAGGCGAAAATACCGCCAAGGGCAACGATCCATTCAAATTGAGAGAGCATTTTATTTGATATTATTAAAACTCTAATCCTTATTTTACTTAGGCGTCTAGGAAACCAAAAGCTTGCATGAAGAACTTCTTGTCCGCAGTGCTGTCAAAATAGACTCGGAATCCCTTACCGTAGTATGGCTTTGGTTCATCAAGTTCTTCGGAATCAGATTCTGGTTCAGTTTCTGATTCATAGTCAGTTCCATCTTCGGAATCGGAAACTTCTTCATCATCATCCGATTCCGTATCGGATTCGGAGTCTCGTGCTGGGTCATAATCAACATCGAGTTCCGAATCGTACTCAGAATCCGATTCGTAGTAGTACTCGGTTCTCACAATCTTACGTGGACGGGCAACCATCTTATCTATCTTTGCATCGGGGCAACTCCTTATTTAACTTTCCGTGGAAGAGTTCTTTAATCATATTTCTTACGAAAGTTCCGAGACCATCGGTCAGAACCGAAAATGTGAGATGTTGTCTCATTTGAATGTAAAAACATTTAACAATTCTCCATTTCATCTTATCATTACATATCAGAAAAATTCTAGTCTATTGTGAAGCGTTGGAAATGTCTTCTTCTTCCACTCCTTCTCAATGTGATCAAACATTACATGGCGACACTTGGAATAACGCAATCGCTGAGCAATTGGGTAGGATTCACATTCCTGTCTTTCTGGTAACTTCACCCAATTGTCAAAGTTTTCACTGTACCAAATTTCTTTGTCAATATTTTCAAACTCTTTTTGAAGAGATTCTATCAACTCTTGACGGGTATCTTTTCCGATTGTTTCATACTCAGTGAAGAGACTATTGATTGTCTTATTGTCTTCCACCGCATCGATTCCACGAAGCTCGTCTTCAACTCTGTGAGTAAGGGAGAGAAGACGCTTGATATGAGTGTCATATTGAGTATCACCATATTGAACAAAGACATCTTTTCGTTTTTTCTTGAAGTGTGTGAGAGCATCCTGACACTTCAACAGAAATTTTTGGAGTTCTTGGCGACGAGGTGGTTCCATACTTTTCTTGTAATTATTAAAAGTTTATCTATAACTTAGGCTATATTTCTTAGGTAAATGTAATATCACTTGTTCACCGGCCTCGTTTGTGGCGACGATAATATCATAGTCTTGATATGGTTCTGATTTTGGTTCAGGTGAGCCAGTAGGGATGGGGGCAAGAAGCTCCCAGAAACTCTTGAGTATGTTATACGACATTTTTGTGGTGTCGGCGGAGGTTCCAACTCTATATCTTCGTAAAGAAGTTTTTTCCAGATAATACGTTGTACGTCTGGGCACAAGGGTTGTGTAGCCCTGCAAAATGCAAATCGGAAGTCGTCTGTCACGAGTGGAATATAATCCATTTATTCACTTGAAGATCCTTGAGAACCAACCCTGCTTAGGCGTGCATTTTCTCTTTCAATCTTTTGCTTTTCTAGGTCAATGTCCAAATAAATACGACGTGGAGCATCCCACACAGCAGTCTTTACCCACAGACAGAAGTTTTCGACATAAAAAGATGACATAGTCATGACTGTTCTATAAATAGCCTTGGCGTACATTTGTATTTATCACACTTTATTTTTTATGTCAGTATACTTCAGAATGCCGGTCTCACTTGACGACATACCCAAAAAGGTTCAATATGTTGTACTGGATTCACACTTTGTGAATGGCACGAATAATTCATTTTCACTTGATCTCACATTAGAGTCAAATACACACGTGGAAGATATGAGTCGAGTTTTGGGTATCAAAATGGTTGACTTTTATGTCACACAAATTGGTGAAAATAGTTCAAACTTGAATACAAATATTGCAAAGTTTGTTGATATTGTCTGTCCAGAAATTCCAAAAGTTGCACAAATGTTGGATGAAAGACACGGACAAATATTAGCGCGTGTCCCACTTGAAAGACATTTTTCGGGGAGTAATGATGTGGTATTGAGGGACAAACAATGGAAAAGTTTTAATAGACAAACAAATTTTTTCAATCCAATTTCCATTAAGAAACTTACATTCAATATATATGAGCAACAAGACGACGGAGACTATTTACCACTTCAACCAGATGCAAGTTGGTACATGGTACTTGAAATTACAACAGTAAATGTAAAAGAAAAACCTAAAGATCGCGAGCTGCAAATTCTAGAAGCATTACAAAAGCTGCTTGGTAAAATAGATACACTTAATCGTAACGTGGAAAAGTTACCCGAAAAACCACCCGAGGATGCTAAACCAAAATATCCATTTGGTCTTTTGGTCTTTATTCTGATGCTCATTTTTGGAGGATTCGTTTGGTGGGTAAACCGTTCGGGTTCTTCGGGTCCTTCGGCCATGTAATCTTTCTCGTAAATAAGATACGTTCATGAGGAGGTTTTTTATAGATACTTTCCTTCTTAATGTGTGGGTTAATTAAACGTACCGGTCTGGAAAAGTCAATGTGTTTCATTTACTAGTATAAAAAGTAGTCGTTTATTTTAGTAAATGATTGAATATATTTTGGAAAATTTCAAAAATATCCAAGAGCTTCCAACTCAAGAAGAGATAAAAGCGTCTTTTTCTGATGATATTTTTAACGAAAAGATATTAACTGAGGTTGAATTTAAGCTTACAAAGCTACTCGACGAAAAATATCCATCTGTAACAGACGACCACTGGGAAAAGCTTAAGCGGAGGTGGAGGAACCGGTGGTGCTAGCCTTCTTGGTAGTGGTCTTCTTGGTGGTGGTCTTCTTTGGAGTCGCAGCGGGAGCTTCCTTAGTGCATTTGCACTTGCACTCACCCTCTGGACCGGCTGGACCGGCTGGACCGGCTGGACCTGCTGGACCTGCTGGACCGGCTGGACCTTGAACACCTTCACCACCCCCGACACCGGCGTCAACAATCTTCAAAAGAAGGTTGAAAAGACGATCCTTGTCGAGGCGAGTGCGCTTCATTTCATCTTCGATCTCTCTGCGTAGTTGCAATGGATTCATTGTAATATATATAAAAGCAACATTATCTTTATACTAAATGATCATCATCGGACCCCATCTACTGACTGGAATGGGTCAACATGCAATTAAGTATGTTGAGTTATTTCCTGGAACAAAATACTACGAGATTGGTCACGAATTACCTGAATCGGAGAATGGACTCATTTTCATGTTACCCATACAAGATCACATAAATCACCTATCATACGTGAGAAAGAGGGTAAAAAATTTAGCCTGTATGACTGTGTGCGAAACTGAAACTGTTCATAAAGATTACGGGCTCATTATGAAAGAATTTAAGAAGGTTGCAGTTCCAAGTGAATTTTGTAAGCGTGTTCTTTCTAGGCAATTTCCGGAAAATGAATTCTATGTCATTCATGCACACATTCCACAACCAAAACCAAAACCCTTTACATTTTATCACATAGGAAATATTATGGATCCACGTAAAAATTTCAAAAGTATATTGGAAGCGTTTGTCAGATTAAATAATCCAAATACGAGATTACTTGTAAAGGCTACTTGTCTAAAAAATGTTCAAATAAATTTACCAAATGTAGAAATCATAAATGGTTTAATTTCAGATGAAGAGATGAATAAAATCCATGACAGGGGTGACTGTTACGTGAGCTTTTCATCTTCCGAAGGAGTTGGTATGGGCGCCGTTGAAGCAGCTATGCGAAATAAACCGGTGATCATAACAAACTATGGTGGTGCACCGGAATATATTAAGACCCCATATACAATTGATTGTGAACTCGAAGAATTGAAATTTGATGATTTTCTATTCCAGAAAGGTATGGTTTGGGGTAAACCAAATCCTACTCAACTCTTAGAATTCATGAAAGATGTGAGCGATAAAAACTTACGAGAAATGAATCATGATTATACTAGAAATCTTGTTGGTAAACAAAATGTTTTACAAGAGTTCATCTTGAATATAATTGGTACCGAGAACAACGAGACCGATAATAATGGTTCCACTCATCAATGATCCCTTTTGGGCGATGAGGGTCATCACAATGTCATCAAGGAATTTGATACCGGTTGGCTTCTTTATTATACGAGGGATAAGTGTAGCGATTGTTATGTAAAGGGCCATTGCTATGATTACAGGTCTAAGGCTTTCCTGATCCAAGAACATTTATAATACTACTGGATTTTAATTCCGTCTAACTTGCTTAACAAGTCGCTGACATTTGTCTTACTACCAAGACTGGTCGTAGCAACTCGGTGCTTACGACAGTAATCTCCACACACAGCCTTAAATTTACAAGGCTTCCCGGACATAGTTGTCGCACAGCATATTTTGTGATTGGTGCGCTGATCGGGTGTATTTGTTTTGGGGATTCCGTCGAGTATCACAATCGCTCGATTCTTCTTACTATTGTCATGCTTGATGTAGGCCATCTTACACTTCCAAGTTGCGTCGGCCAATCGATAACATTTTTCATTTGGCTCTCTGAGGCGATACATTTTCGTCGCATCAGAGAGGCAGGATTTCCACATAGAATCGCGAATGATTTCCATTTTTATATCTGAAAATTTGGAATAGCCACCTCGACTTAGGCATTAAACATGTATGGATGCAGCCGTTAACAGAAGCAAAACTATGGTTACAATTGCCATAATTTGATTTCCACTTGGATAACAAGATTCGTACCTTTCATCAAACTGTACTACATATACACATTCCGGTCTATCATCATTTACACCTAAAACTATATGGTTGTTTGGCTGTCTAACCACCACATAGTCATCCATAAATTAATCTACCACTTTTATTTTAAGGAGCCTCTCCACCAATTTGTGCCAGGTATATGTCAACTTCCCCAACAAATTCTGGGCATTTTTCAGAAGTTCGACGAGTTACCATATCTTGAACATTTGTAATATGTTCCTTGAACTTCTTTACATCGATACCCGTTGCATTGTGGATTTGTGACTCGGAAGCTATGTCCTTGAGAGCGTAGAAATAAGCAGCAGCGTAGTTAGCATGAAGTATAGCTATGACTGGCGAAGCATCCTGCTGTGCCGCCACCGCGTATCGGGCTGACTGTCTGACAAGCTTCTCAATCGCTTTGTTCATACCTCTGGTCTTATTTTGCATCATGAGATAAAGCACAAAAATTATAGCTATGAGATAAAGATAAGCCATCTTCTACATATAAGTATGAAAATAAAATGGAAACAGGTATGCGTCATATGTTGGGCACCACTTGACCCATATTATATCAATGCTACGATTAGAGAAAAATACCTATTTGATGAATATCTAATCAAAACAAATCTACCATTTCACTACAACGATACTTGTGGATGGAAAGGTACGAAAGTTTGTAAAGCGTGCCACCTTAAAGGTGGTTTGAAGTTTAATCCACAAATGGATCACCTTCGGAGAATTGGGGTACTAAGGAATATTATACCAAAGAGACAATCCGTTGATAGACCTACGACTAAACAGTGGAGGAAAGATTTCTACCAAATCCTCAAAGATGACAAATCCTCTGTTTTTTAACAAAAACGGCTTAAGTGAGAGCCTCGTTTCTTAAAAAGCAAGAAAAATGGGAGAAAGCGTTCAAAAACTCACCCACATCGAACATGTCCTTAAAAGACCGGATTCATATGTTGGTCCAGTGGACCTCAGTTCTGAACCGTACTGGCTTCATCACAAGACTGATAACAAATTCAAAAAGAAGAGCGTCAATTATTCACCGGCTTTGCTCAAAATTTTTGATGAAATATTGGTCAATGCAATTGACAGAAACTCACTCTATCCGAAGGGTGTTTCGAGCATCTCGGCGGGGATAGACAAGGAGACTGGTGCTGTAACTATTGAGAACAATGGACCTTTGGGTGGTATCGCGGTCAAAATGCATGAGAAGGAAGGTGTTTGGAACCCTGAACTTACTTTTGGTCACCTCCTCACAAGTACAAACTATGATGACACCAAGAAGAGAATTGTTGGTGGTCGCAATGGCTATGGTGCCAAATTGACAAACATCTACTCTTCGGAGTTTTCAGTGATTATCAAAGATCATGAGAATAAGAAGACTTATTCCCAAAAGTGGGAAAATAATATGACTGTTTGTCACCCTCCGAAAGTTACAAAACATTCTGGTTCAACTTCTTCAGTTTCAATTACTTTTGTTCCAGATTGGAAAAGATTTGGTATGAAAAAGATGGATACAAACATTTACAAGATTTTTGAAAAGAGAGTTTGGGACGCAAACATTTGTACGACCCCCAACTGTAAGGTCAAGTTTCAAGGAGAAGCTCTTCCCAAGACTTCTTTTGAAGCTTATGCCAAGATGCACGAAGGTGTGACTGATATCTGTTCGGTGACTACCGATCGCTGGTCGGTGTGTATTGGTCCATCTGAAAATGGACTTGAACAAGTCTCCTTTGTAAATGGTATCTGTACCACAAAGGGTGGCACCCACGTGGATCACGTAGCTTCTTACCTCGCTTCGGGTATCATTGATGAGATGGCAAAGAAGATCAAGTTGAAGCCACAACAAGTCAAGAATACTTTCAATATCTTTGTGAAGGCGACCCTTGAAAATCCAACTTTCTCAAGTCAGGTCAAGTCTGAATGTACATCAAAGGCTCAAGACTTTGGAAGTAAGTTTGATCCACCGAAGAACTTTGTGAAGAATGCTCTCAAGACTGGCATCAGTGATGAACTCACGGCACTCTCAAAGTTCAAGGAGATGAAAGAACTCAAAAAGACCGATGGTGCCAGAAAGTCCAAAATTACCGGTATTCCCAAGTTGGACGACGCAAACAAGGCCGGTACAGCACAATCTGGTAAGTGCACTCTCATTGTGACTGAAGGTGATTCGGCAAAGACTTTGGCGGTCGCAGGTCTTTCAGTCGTTGGTCGAGATCACTACGGTGTCTTTCCACTTCGTGGTAAGTGTAAGAATGTTCGAGATGCTTCGGTGGCACAACTCACATCAAACCAAGAGTTCAATGATCTCAAGAAGATTTTGGGTCTTCAACAAGGCAAAGAATACACAGATGTTTCGGAACTTCGCTATGGTCGTCTTATGATTATGACCGATGCGGATAATGATGGTTCCCATATCAAGGGTCTCATTCTCAATATGATTCATTATTTCTGGCCCAGTCTCCTCAAGTTGGGGTTTGTAGTCTCAATGGTGACACCAATTATCAAGGCTTCCAAGGGTGGACAAACAAAGTCTTTCTACACAGACTCTACCTTCAGAGCTTGGTATGGTAATGGTCAACCCGGTTGGAAGATCAAGTACTACAAGGGTTTGGGTACCAGCACGAGTGCCGAGGCCCGAGAATATTTCAAGAAGATTCAAGACCTCACAGTCAAGTTTGACGTGGATATCATGACAGACAAATCAATTGTTCTTGCCTTTGACAAAAAGAAGGCGGACGATAGAAAGTCTTGGCTCCTCGAAAGTACCGCTAAAAATCCAAAAGAATTGGAAGTTCCATACGGTAATGTCAAAAATTTGAGTATCTCAAACTTTGTCCATAAGGATCTTGTCAATTTCAGCTTGGCGGACTTGAAGCGTTCCATTGCCCATATGGCAGATGGTCTCAAGCCTTCACAGAGAAAGGTTCTCTTTGCATGCTTTCATAAGAATCTCAAAGATGAAATGAAAGTTGCACAGTTGGCGGCATATGTAGCTGACAAGTCTGCATACCACCACGGTGAAGTATCCCTGGCAGATACAATTGTCAAATTGGCAAATGACTACACCGGGTCAAACAATATCAATCTTCTCGTGCCATGTGGTCAATTTGGTACTCGTCTTATGGGTGGCAAAGACGCTTCCCAAACGAGGTACATCTTTACAAAACTCTCCAAGGAGACTCGGAAAATCTTTGACCCCCGAGATGACCCGATCCTCAACTATCTCGACGATGATGGTCGGCCAATTGAACCGGATTTCTATATGCCAACTCTCCCAATGGTTCTTGTCAATGGAACGGAAGGTATTGGTACAGGTTTCAGTTGCTATGTCCCACCTTTCAACCCCAAGGACATCAAGGAAAACATTGGAAGAGCTCTCAGTGGTATGTCTTTCAAAGAAATGACACCTTGGTTCCGGGGATTCAAGGGTAAAGTATTCAAAGAAGATGGTACTTGGATTACCGAAGGTGTTTGGAGAGATACCGGCTCCCGTCTCAAGATTACCGAGTTGCCACCCGGGCGATGGACTCAAGATTACAAAGAGTATCTCGACACCCTCGTTGAAAAGAAAGTCATTACAAGTTTTACAAACAATTCAACAACTGAAGATGTTGACTTTGAAATCTTTGGCTATTCGGGGAAAGATATGATTAAGGATCTCAAACTGAGAAAGTCTTTCCATACGTCAAATATGCACCTCTTCCATCCAATCAAGGGCATTTACAAATACTCGAGCCCCGAAGAAATTCTCAAGGACTTTGTGGATCTTCGACTTGACCATTACATCAAGAGAAAGGAGCATCTCATCAAGGTACTTGAAGTCAGATCCAAGATGTGTGGGTATAAATCAAAATTTGTCACTATGGTCATCGAAGGGCAAATAGTAGTCTTCAAGCGTAAGAAGGATGACCTTGAACGCCAACTTTCTCAAATTTTCCCCAAAATCAATGGCACGTATGACTACCTTCTCAATATCAAAACTGTTCAGTACACCGAAGAGTGTGTGCGCGAATTACTCAAGGAGTCCAAGCAAGCTAGAGAGGAACTTGAAATTATGAAGAAAACTTCACACATTGACATGTGGAAAATGGATATTAAAAATATGTAGGCAATAGATAGGTATGGGTGAAGCTGCGAAAATTTCGCTCAAGGCTATTGGGAAGCAAGACACTTACTTACTTTCCAAAGAACCAGACGAGTCATTCTTTAATTATACCACCGATAAGAGACATTCCGAATTTAGGAAATATCATAGAAGTAAACATGTAATTAATCCTGGACAAGTAGATAATTGGCCTTTTAATCAAACTATAAAAGTCAAATATGAACCACAAAATATGGGCGATCTTTTGAGTAATATGTGGTTGAGCATAAAAATGCCTAAATTACAAGGTAGTGAAAATTACGCGGATCAACTTGGACGACACATTCTTAAGAGTGTTACAATGTATGTGGATGACATCGAAGTTGAGAAAATTCATGATGATTGGGGAATTATTTATGATGAACTTTATTTAGAAATTTCAGAAAAAGTTGCAAATAGATTTCTTGTCAATAGAAATTTGGGTTATGATGCATCATCCGCTTTGCCATCATATGCAAAATATGACTCCGATTTGATGATTCCAATTCATTTCTTCTTTTCTAGAAAGTATGCAAGTGATGAACACTCATCGAACAGTCCAAACAGACCATATTTCCCATTGTGTGCGATATACAAACAAAAGATTGAATTTGAACTCGAGTTTCACAAACAATCTTTCTTTACGGATAGAACTGCATTGATTGAACTTCCATCATTTGATATTATTACGGAAGAGATTACGGTGAGTGGAGAAGAACGTGTATTCATGATGAAAGAGAGACAGACACTCGTCACAGACTTGGTGAGAAAGCATCCATCAATTGTGACAGACCTTGGAAAAGATGTCGTTCGAAATAATCTTGTACCAAATATTCCGGTCAAATGTATTCACTGGTTTTTGAGAAATGTAAATGTTGAGAATGAAGATGAAGCTAAGGGTAACCCAATTCCAACCGATCCAGAAGAATATAACATTCACAATAGATTTAACTTTTCTTCGAATGTAAACTTTGATCAAACATTTACATTCTTTTCGCCAGTGATGGAATCTGCAAGTTTCTATATTAATGGAACTAAAATGCCAAATGTATCAAACACCACTCACACATATTACAAGTATCTCATCCCATCACAAAAAAGATTGGCGAGACCTATTAGGAATATCTATACATATAGCTTCTCGATGAATCCGATAAATGTGGAACCATCGGGGAGCTTGGACTTTAGTCAAATACAATCTGACAAAACTGCATTTGAAGTAAAACTAGATAAAACACTGGTAAATATAAACCAAGATAGATTTACATTACATATGTATTATACCGGATATCAAACATTTGTCTTTGACCGGGGATTCATGTCGATTGCTTACTAAACAATTCTTCACGATTTTCTTTGATGAAATCAATAATCTTATTTTTGATACACCATTTGATGAAATTTAATTGTGCCAAAGTCGTTTGAATTTCATGAGATGTCCCGGGTATGATGTAAGAAAACTTTTGTGATCTACAAAACGGGTCAAACAATTTCTTACTGTAACCATCAAGTGATGATTTGTATGCACAGTGAACTGTAAATAATTTTCCATCGCTGGTCGTGTAGGAAGTGTGATTCTTCTTCGAATAGTTCGTAATAAACCATTCTAAGTTTCTGAGAGAAATACCGCTTGTTTTGTCCAATATAGTAAGGAGTTTAGTTCTATTCTTTTCTTCATTGTAAAAATTGTTAATCGATGTTAGTAGAATATCACTTTTGTTCATTATTAATAATGGGCACTAAATCTATAAGCCCGTTTGAAGATTGACAACCCGGACACCCCCTTACAAACATCTGCCCCGGACCGTGGTTATGAAGACTTTCACTTGATAACGCCCTTTGACAAATTTTAGATCTCTGACTCTGGTGGTGGCGACAGTATCCTTCGTCTATCGCCTTAAATCCACATCGTTCACCGTTACCCTTTACACCCTTACATAAGGTACTTGAATATGTCTTGGGGATATCCCTCAATAACAAATCTAATGAAATCCCATGTTTCTTCGAAATGATCAATGCAAACTCGCTGATGGTTTGATTAACTCTATCATTTACCTCATCATCAACGAGTGACGCTATTTTTTCGTATACAGTCATTTTACTTATTAGTACTTAGCTCGTAATTTTTAAATACCTCGTCGAGCGAATTTTGTTTTGTGCGTTCTGTTTTAATTCTTTCCCTTAAAACAGTTGCAGTACCCGTGTCCTCAATACCCAATCTTTTACACTCGGCAATCAAATCATCTTTCTTCATAGAACTCAAAGCCGGTTCTCGCTTCGGTTTCGGTGGCTTATGTTTATTGATGATTTCCCCAAAGATTTCTTCCTTGACATTCTCATATAGTGGATCCAAAAGGTCACACACGGGGTTCAAGAATTTGTTAAGGAAATAATAGTGATAATCTACAGGAATGCCATGCTCCTCTACATATTTTGGATCTTCGGCTTTTTCGTACGCTTTGGCTTTGGGATCTTGAGTCTTTGTGAGAAGATAGGGAACCCGATCACCAGATTGTGGCTCAGACCCCGGCTTTCTTTGGCGCATCTTCGTAACAACTTGCACGTGCGATTGGTTAATATTGACACTCTCAGGACTCGTCACAGACACATTTTTACCAGCAACCTTGTACGTGTCCGCAAGAGACTGACTCAACACCAATTTTTGGTTGGGAACATCCCCGGACAAAAGCTCAATCGCTCGTTCCTTGGCAAGTTCTTTGGGTGGTCCAGGGTCACTTGATGTTAAAACTACATCTAAGAGTTCCTTGCATACTTCGCGGACGTGTGGTGTATTGTCTCTTCGAACGAGCTGAAGACCCTTTACATCTATATAGTCCATATGCATATTCCCGTCTTTACCCTTTGTCCAAAGTTTGGCAGCGTAACGCTTCTTACTATAGAGGAAATACGGCCAATAAACCTTCTCGAGTTCCAAATTATTGGGCTTCTTGAAGAGAGCACTACACTCTTCGGCAGCTCGCTCACCAACCTCCCAACTGTAGGCAATAGCTTCTTCACCCTTGCGTTCGCCTACATCAAACTCAACCATTACTGAATCGGTGTCCCCATACCTTACCTTTGAACCTGGAAAGTTCTTTTCAACATAGTTCTTCGTCTCTTCAATCATTGCACGGCCCTTTGAGGTCGTAGTAGAAGCGATCGGAACACACGGAAGAATACCTTTACCAGCACCAGTGAAACCGTAGACTGAGTTCATACTGATCTTATAGGCAAGCTGCTTACCGTTGTAGACCTCTTTCATAAATCCAGTTGATGCAGCCATATCCTTTTTGGCTTGCTTACGGAACTGCTTCAATTCTAAAAGAATCGCGGGTAAAAGACTCGGGACATCTTGAGCAAACTTATATGTCCGATCAGCAATCTTAAAAGTTTCATAAGTAATCCCCGGAACTGCGCCATACTTCTTCTCATCCATAACATACGAAGAATAACACAAATTATGTGCCATCATAATCGATGGATACAGTGATTCGAAATCAAGGGCTGTAATTGGTGTGTAGTATGCACCCTTTTGCGCCTCCAAAACTGTCGCACCTTCATATGGTTCTTCGGGGATTGCGCCGTAGCGAATCGTCGGGACCATAAATCCCAGCTCTCTCGCTTTCTTTGTCAACTGGGAAAATACCTTGATTTGCTGTCCACGCTCTACAAGGAATGGAACTGGTACCCACGTTGCCTTCGCCATCTCCACCAAATTTAGAAGTGTACACAACTTCTTCATAAGCCTATGGGGAAGTAGTGTATCCTTGATACAATACTCGGCAACTTCCCGCAATTTCACTGGATCTTCTTCAACAAATCTAGCAAACATTTCCTTTGGTGGCATATCAATTTTTTGGTCACCCAAGTACAACTTAGATACATTATCCAATTTATAGCTATCAAGCTTGTAACCCTTTTTAATTTCGTGGAACAAATCGAAAATAAATCGACCAGGCATCGGAAGAAGCTTCAGAAGATTGTCACCAAGAGCACTCGATGAAAGCTTCTTAATCACAAGTTCAGATTCGGTATCCTTCAACTTACCCAAATTGAAGAAATCGTAGTGGCATCTATTGATTTGAGCACGCTTATATATGTACTCCATATCAAAACCAAAAATGTTCCAACCAGTTATGATGTCAACATCTTGTTTGTGAAGATACTTTTGGAAAGCTTCTAGCATTTCCCTTTCAGTTGGGTAGCTCAAAATAGTAGAGCCATCCAAGTTTGGATCAGTCTTCTTGTAACAGAGGCAAGTCTTATCATATGGTTCATCAGACCCAAACTTACAAAGCGAGATTGCAATTTGGAAACACGCATCACCGGGGATGTTTGCATCAGGAAACTTACCCGTAGAACTGTTACATTCAATATCTACCGAAGCTACAACAAATGGAGCAATGTCATCCCGTGCCACGGGTTTAAGAGTCGTCCAGTCATTGCAGAACAAATCAATGTCTACATTAGCCAGATGAGAACGGATACACTTATCGCCCGTATCGAGCCAGCCGGTAGATTGAATACCCGTGCGATGCATCAGGCGTAAAACCGGGTCCAAGTTTGATTCATATACTTTAACATTTCTTACACCAAAAATATTAAAAAGGTCTGGTGTCTTGTCGAGAGGTTTTCTCAGGAATGAATCGGTCAACCTTCTTGCTTGAAGATTCTTAAAGTTCACTTTCATGAATGGAAACTCTTCATTGTTTTGAAATCCCCAAACATCTTTTGACTTCATGACTGAATAAGAAATCAAGGAATCTTTGCAGTTGTTATCCAAGATTTGATATATTCTTTTGATTTTTTGATTGTCAATGTCGGCCGGAAGTTTTATAAAAAAATACGGCGTGAATGCTGTAGTGAGACAAACCGATTTCCCATCTTCAGTCTTACCAAAGATACTAATCAGGTGTTCGTCATCACTGTCTCGAGCCTCCCAGGTTAATGCTTGGAAGGTTACCATTGTGTAATCATCGACCGAAAATTTTAATATACTATATTAGTAAAAATGTCAGCCGCCTTGATTGACCTTGTATCTAAAGGGGCTCAGGATGTGTACATCACTGGCCAACCAGAAGTCAGTTTTTTCCGTCAAAATTACAAGCGACACACCAACTTCGCGATGAAGCCAGAGCGCATGGACTATATCGGCACCTTCGGTGATGGAAATGAAATCACTATTCCAATTCGTTCCAAGGGTGATCTTTTGAGCTATGTCTGGATTGAAAGCACGGACATCGCCTCCACTGGTACAAACGCCACGGGCTTTTTTTCCACCGGTTCCATGAACCCAACGACCTTCCAACTTTGGATTGGTGGTCAAAAGGTTACCGAACTCGATTCTCTCTTCATTCAGGGTGTTCACAACCCACTCTTGCGCGACAACACCGCAAAGGCGTCTTGTGCGATAACCACCAATGTCAAGAAGGATAACCACTCAGGAAACTATTACATGATTCCATTCTTCTTCGGTGAGGATTGGACAAAGGCTCTCCCACTTGTGGCTCTCCAGTACCACGACGTCGAAATCCGTGTCAAGTGCCGCGACGGCGGTTTCACCCCACCAACTGCACCAAAGGTGTACGCGAACTACATCTACCTTGACACCGATGAACGCAAGTTCTTCACTGACCGTGAACACGAATTGTTGATTACCCAAACCCAATACCAACCAGCGACTCCAGTCGATACCGACCTTGACCTCAGCTACTTCAACCACCCAGTGAAGTCTCTCCATCTTGTTTCTGGTTTGGCCACTGGTAATAACTGGGACAGTGAGTTCACCTTCGAAAAGTCTTCCCTTTACATTAACGGTGTTGCCCTTTTCGAGGAAACTTCTAACGTCTACCACCACAACGTTGTTCCAGAAATGCACTGCACCGATCTTCCAGACAGTGTTCTCGACGATCTCCCAACTTTCAGCTGGCCATTCTGCCTCACTATGAGCAAGACGCAACCAACTGGTACTCTTAACTTTAGCCGTATCGACAACGCGAAGATGACCCTCGTCGGTCCAACTGGTGGTAACGCTCTTCACAGAGTGTATGCAGTCAACTATAATGTCCTTCGTATTAAGGATGGTATGGCTGGTGTTGCCTTCGGTAACTAATTTTATTCCCAATTTTATAAACAAAACTTAGATACGATTGGTTTAAAAATATCAATGATATGTAAGTTAGGATGGACCTTGTCCCAATTAAACTCATAAAGAACAAAGATGTTCGTAACACCCTCTTAAGAGTCAAAGGCGAGACTGCCGAAATTGACACCTCTGACTACATTGAGAGTAAAATGAATACCATTACTGCTGCGAGATATCTCATGGCTATTGAAGATGCCGCGGAAATGGCTAAGCAACTCCTCCAGAGACCGGGTATTTTTGAACAAATTGGGAAGGACATCAAGAAGGAAGCTGGGTACGATTTCAAGTTTAAGTGTCGCAGGACATCGAATATGACTAAACTCACAAAAAATCGTAACGGTACCGAGTATCTTCATATCGCCCACACCTATCCAAGTGGTGATGGTCACTACGCTCTCGCAAAAATTAATCACACAACCAAGAATATCAAGTTGTTCAATTCAATGGGTGCGGGTCGTGCAGAATTCAAGAAGGAACTTCGTACAGTCTATGGAAATAACTACACAATAAGCAACAAACAATCTTCTTTCCAACCAACTGGTGGTTTTGTCACGACAAACGAAAAAAATTACAAAAAACTTTTAAAAATTACAAAAATTAACATTCGGAACAAAAAAGTTTTGGAAAAGTCTTTTGAGATTTCACAATATGATGAATTGTCACAACATCACTTTTGTTACATTGAAGCATTCATTGCCATGATGCACGACACATTGGGAACACCCATTGGTCCAAAGGATCCAAGAGATCGCCTTCAATTTGTGAAGAAGGTTGTGTGGGCGCTTGTACATAAATATACTCCACCATCAAACAGAACTTCACTCAAATGGAAATACTTTGAAAAGAACTTTCCATACTTTATCAAAATTATGGATGCAAATGGTCGAAGATTTAGATTGAATCATATCGCACAAGTTCCTAAAGTTGTGAATGGCACGAATGTTGAAAAAGTTAAAAAAAGTTTGATGAAAATTAAAGTCCCAAATAGTATCAATAGTTCATGGTCACTCACACAAATTATGAATTGGGCGGGGAGTAAAATGTGAGCTTATAATAAATGTTTCCAGCTCTAGTTGTCGGAACGCTCGCAGCCGCTGCGACTTATACATTTTTGGGTGCAAACCTTGTCAGTGCCGCCAAGGCTAAGGAGATGATTCGCTCAGGAAAGATAAAGAAGGTCATCGATGTTCGCACAGTGACCGAGTACAGAGCTGGTCACTACAAAGGTGCTCTCCACATTCCAGTGAATAAGATTAATAAGAAGACTACCACGGAACTTCCAAAGAAGGGGTTACTCGTCTATTGCAACACTGGACAACGGGCCAGATTTGCAGCAGAGAAACTTATTGAATTAGGTTTTGAAGATGTTTATTACATTGCTGGTCACTACTCTACGCTGCAGTGAGACCTTGGATGACCTCACTCGTCTTTTCATACATTCGCTTCGCATAGAACTTCTCATCCTTGAGTTGTTCCCAAATCTTCAATCGATACTCCAAGAATTCCAAGAATCTCTCGGGATCTCGATTGGACTTGTAACGAACCTTTTCACCTTTCATAGCCTTCTCCATCGCGGCGAGCTTGGCTTCAAACATGCGTTTTTGCATGGCCTCAGGGGTTTCGCGAGAAAGTGATTCATCAGCCTTCTTGAGAGACATTTTGTCTTACACACGCGTCATATCTTTATGTCAGTCTATTATAAGGTATGTTTGTAACATTAACTATAATTGCAATTTTGGTCGTAATTCCAATTATACTTGTGTATGTTAGTAGAAAAATTACATATGGATAACTTACGCTCTGACCTTGTTCCAGATACTCTTGATTTCCTTAGAAAGTTTCTCAATCTTGTCCTCGAGTTTTCGGACAGTCTTAAGGTCATACTTTTTGTAAGCAGCCGCTTGCTTGTTTAACAACTCGTTGAGTTTTTCTTGCTTCTTAGTAGCCTTGGCAACTGTTTGGTTGAGCAGCATCCGTCTTTCCTTGAGTTCGTAAAGTTTTAAGAGAGTATTCATATTTACTTTGTGTCAATATATTATTTCAGCTTGACACCCAAAACTCTCCGCAGCTTTTGAAGAATTTGATTATCTGGAATAGCCTTTCCGGATTCATATGAATTGATTATGTTTGCTGGAACTCCGATTGCTACCGCCAAGTCCTTTTGTGTTTTAAAACCTTTGCCAATCCGAGCTTGTTGAATTGTTTTGGCAAGGGAAAGACTAACCTTTTCATGCGTTCCGAGTTCGGTCCGGTCAAGCTTTTGTTCCTTTGTCACTTCTCGGTGGGGAACATTGACAGTGGTTCGTTTGCCAAGTGTTCCCTTACCATGAATGATAACCGGATTCCAATCTTGATGATCCATCTTTCTTAGTTATTGTGTCTATTTTTTAACAGTCTATCTAGTCTCTCCTTTTCCTTATTTGGGAAAATGTTAAGTTGCATGACTTGACCATCCAGGTACACCTGACCATGATTTTTTATACGGTCATCTTTTATCACTTGACCAATTCGTACAAGATTGACCCTGACCATTTTTGTGTTACCTGGTTTGCTATGATGTACCGCTAAGAATGCCGCGTCCCTTTTTGTTTCCTTGGGGAGTGTATCTTCTTCATGACACACAACAACGTGTGCACCAGGGCCACCATCTACATGTAACCACCATTCATTTGGGTAACTTGAGAGGGTCAGGTCATCATTCTCTTTGGCGGTCTCACCCACTTTAATTTTGATACCATCAAATGATGTGTATGTCTTCATGGGTTCATAACGATTTAAATCTTTATAAACTATAAGATGAACAATAACGACGACGTTATGATCGGTAGCCCAGGGGCGAGCCCACGGGCGCGTGCCACTTTCAACACCTCACCAAATAGGCGGTACAATCGCAGAAACTACAATGGTGCTCGTGCGTTGGTCAGAAACTATACCTACACAAACTCAAACACCAACGAAAACAATATCGGACAAATTAGAACTCGTGTCATAGATCCAAACAATCTCAGACGTATGCGAAGAATGCGTATGAGTTTTGTAAATACAAGTCCAGTGCGTCGTCGACTTAACTTTGGAAACGGTGGTAACAGACCAAGTGCGTCTAACTACATTAAAAATGAAAAGAGAATGAATAAGAATGCCAATGAAAATAACAAGACTAAAAAGATTCAATGGAAGAAAATGGGTGTGAAGAACCTTCCCACTGATGTAATTTCGACTGAAAATTTCAAGTCTGGTGAAAAAGCTGTGAAGATTAACAAACTTTATCTCACACCAAACTCGTTCCGTAAATTGGCGCGTATGTCTATGACAAAGGCTATCAACTCAAATGGAAATATGGTTCTCTTCAAAAATCCTTTGACTAGGGCAAATGTTAAAAAGAATGACCTCAAGTTTGTTGTGTTAAAAAAGATTAAAACTAAAAAGTGAATTAAAATATATGCACGTTGTTCTCAAACCCAGTCCATCAGTTACCCATAAGTATAGGGTAATGTTACCAAACAAAAGGGCTGTCGATTTTGGCACACTCGGATCCCCGGACTTTACCGAACACAGAAATCCAAAACTCATGCGAGCGCATCTCCTTAGAAAGGGGGCTATCATCCCAAAGGAGTTGCGAATTGAAACTGATCCACAGGAGATACAACGAGGCATGTTACACGTTGATACCAGTACAGAAGAAGACTGGGACGACGAATTTCGCGCGGGTTACTGGGAAAGATGGCTTTTGTGGTCCTATGCCGATATCAACCACGCCAAGCTTTTCATGACTATGCGCAAGGGTATTTTGTTTATGCCAACTGAAGAGAACTTGTGGTTCTGTGATAATTACAAAAAGTTTTAATTGATTACTTCTATTTCCGAAACACGAAAACAATATTTACGATTCACATCAGAATTTATCGATATCATTGTGAAATTACCCTGTGAGTGGTCTTTCACAATTTTATTCATCGCATCCAAATGCATGTCAGCCCTGTTTAAGTATCTAGATGTAAGCATGTCACCCCCATGGTAGGTACTCTCATTGGCAATAACTTTCCAAATACGAGAGCATTTTTCTGTCACGGTAAGTTTTGGATAAAACTCGTCATCGCAGAAATCTACCTCCGTTTCAATGTGATCGTAACTGACTTTTACGATGTCGCCTTCTCTGACTTCAACGGGTTTCTTTGTGCCTCCAATGGCTTCCGCGAATTCTTTGTACTCTCCATCTTGGATTTCATACTTTTCTTGTATCTTGTCCAAGAGGGTCAGTAGGTGGTGACGATCCATGTTTTTACTTTACTTATTAAAATACTAGAGGTGACTTAGGCCCCAGTGGAACCAAAACCACCAGCACCTCTATCAGTTTCTTCTAGAGCGCCAACTTCTTCAACCGGTGGGGTTTCACATCTTTCGAGCACGAGTTGCGCGATACGGTCACCCTTTTGAACTTTAAAATCCTTGTCACCGTGGTTGAAAAGTACAACCTTAATTTCTCCCGTGTAATCCGGGTCAACAACACCCGCACCCACTTGGATACCATGCTTCACTGCAAGTCCTGAACGAGGAGCGACGCGACCATACACACCCGGTGGTAAAACCACGGCTACACCTGACCCGACCAGTGCCCGATGTGTCGGAGGGATAACAACTTCGTCAGTGCTGTAAAGATCGTATCCAACAGCACCACCAGAACCACGAGTTGGAATAGTAGCATCTTGGGTAAGTTTCTTAACACGAAGGCTCATTTCTATTTTAGATAAGTTTGCAATCTTTATTACACTTTTAAAGATTAGAATTATTGTAATATAAATGGGCATTGCCTGGGCTATTCATAATCATGTTGTCAGAGCGAGTGCACCAAAAAGTGACTACGAAAAACTCAAAACCAAAATTAATCGAACGACTCTCGCATATGGCACAGCGCTTACATCAACATATTTCATCTCTCAAGGTGCCCCGGAGGGTGTATCCGCTACACTAGGTGTTGCGACTTCCCTAGCCTACATTAGTCTTCTCGAGAATCACGTGGATAATATTGAACGTTCACCATTTCAAAAGCAATTGCTAGCCCCGATCGGAACCGCAGTTTTTGAAACCATGTGGAATAACGCACCATTTGGTTTTGACTTTGATTTTGGAGCAACTTTCGTCGGCTTTTTAGCTTATAAACTGGCTCTTCTT